TTTTCACGTACTCCCGGATATGCAGAAAATACGTTGTCTGAGGTATCACCTCGCATGCACTTTTCAAAAAGTAGCCATTGTGGATCCGGAGCCGCTTTGACTTCTTGAGTTTTTTTATCAATGATGGGCTTATTTTTTTTATCAAAGTAGCCTTCGTGCGTGATTGTGGTTTCTGTGACGCCATTATATTGTTTTACATTAGGTGAAATTAGTTGTACGAAATCTGTATCTGTTGAAATGATCACATGATTATCGCTAGGATGACTTTGTATCCAACCTGCAATTAAATCATCAGCTTCTAGGCGTGGACGTTGTAGTACTGTGCAGTTAGTTTTTTCTGTAACAAAATCTTTAAATGTGTCAAAGGCTTCCCAAAATACACGTTCTTCTTCTGCTTCACGCTCTGTATGAGCCGCTCGAGCAGCAGTACGTTGTGCCTTGTAGGGCTTGTAAAAATCTTTACGCCAGCTGCGCCCCTCTAAGAAGAATACCACATGTTTCCCATCAAAGTCTTGCCATGCTTTCTTAATACTGTTAAGTGTGATATGAAATGCCATGCCTAGTTTGATATCAGCGTCACCGTTGATAACGTGTCTTGCACGAAAAAAGGTGTTTGCAGTATCAACTAAAATATATGTCATAGATTCTTCTTTCGAACTTCATTAATATCAATAACGCCAGTGTTTACAGCGCCGCCAAAATCTCCGTCAACTACTACATTAGCACATAGTTCACGGAACCAACGATCTACAATCTCTTCGTCTTTATCGCCGTCGAAACCATATCCTTCTTGCTTTAATTTTAACACAAACTGCTCGTTCCAGTCAAGCTCAAAAAAGCCATTGCGGATATTATCTTTATTAACGTGAGTGTTAAGTACACCTACCCAAGGTTCTTTTAGTTTAGTAGCACGATCTTTTGGACTTAGTTTAGCAGTTTCTTCTGCTTCTACAGCACGTTCAGCGGCCGCAACTGCGTCTTTAGCAATCTTTGTTGATTCTTCGGCTAACTTTACAGCCGCTTCTGTTTCAGCCTTAATCTTGTCAATGCCAAATAATTTTTCTACAAATCGTCTCATCATGTACCCCACTCGTTTTTAAATAACGGCACTTGCAATCTATCACTATACCTTAGTCCGTTCTTCATAGCTAAGTCTGCCACGTTGCGATTGTTCAATGCGTAGACACTTTCTACACCGCCAACTGGCATTAGATAAACATGTCCTTTAAATCCTGCCTTACGATAAGCGGCAATAGCGCACTCGGCATCAGCAAAGTCTTGTTCTGTGGCAATAACAAACTTCAAGTATGCTGTACCAACTTGTTCGTATTCACAAACTACTTCTGGAAGAATTGCTTCTTCCCACACTTCGCCGCTACATGGAAGTTTAGCACTTACACTAAATGTAAGTTCTTTGCCTACCTCGCTATTCCACTTTCTCAAATATTCTTTAAACTCCGGTGTAAGTTTCTGAGTACCATTTGTTTCAAAGGTAATCTCTTTCAAGCCACGCATTTTAGAATTGTTTAGCAAGTCAGGATAAGCACGTTGCCAACCTAGCAAAGGTTCGCCACCTGTGATAACCAGATGTTCATCACGCCATTCTTCAAACGGAATAATTTCCATAATTCGTTCTACGATTGCTTCGCTAGTAAGCATAGGCGACAACTCTTTAAAGTCAGGATGCCAACTAGCGTAGCTGTCACATCCTGTACTAACTAACGGCAAGTCTTCATACTTTGTAAAAGGCGTAATCATTTTATGTGTGGCCGCAATGTCAGTAGCTTCGTGACTTACTTCCCCACGAGGCATACCGAAGCCGGCACATTTAAAGTTACACCCGAATGTGCGTAAGAATACACTAGGCACACCCATGTATCTACCTTCACCTTGTATGCTGTAAAACAGCTCTGCGATTTTAATTTTGCTCATAGTATATTATACACTCTTTTCACTAGTTGTGTCAACCTTTTTGAGTTGCCAACTACCATCTTTTTGATCTATCCATTCTAATGTGTCGCCTTCTACCCAACCTTGTAGATTGAGCATATCTTGAGGTAACGGCAAAACAAGATCACCTGTGTCGAGATCTTCTTCAACGGTAACTGTCCAATTTTTCAATTTCAACTCCTAATTAAATGGCATTGTCGTTTTTATGTTTCCAATCTTGATATCTACGCTTACGACATTCTTCTTTTACATCGATGGGGATATCAGGATGCCATTCGGCCATTCCGCAATCATACACTCGATATTCAGGTAGTTCTATTTGAGAAAGTACAACTATCCAAAGAACGCAGGCAACAATAAATCCAACAATGTATTTGATCATATTCTGTCGCTTAACAATATTTTGCACATCATAGCATCCTGTTCGTTATGAAATTTAAATGTCATCTGATCGGTCTCTGGATGACTGGTATATCGATCGCCTGGCAGGCCAAAGTGTTCCAATACCATAGCACAAGTTTCATTCCACCAAAACCCAGTTTGTTCTTTATTCCACGGAACCAGAATTTCATTCACTGATAATGTCCTCTAATGTTTCAAATATTTTAGAATTGCCTTCAATGGTATAATGATTAATACTTCCTCTTTCCTTAGTCCAAAGGCCACTAAAATTAATATGATTAGTTTCTACTGCAAGTTGATTAACAATATCGATATGACTCATGCTGATATAGGGTACAGTAATTAACAGTTTGATCTGCTTTCTAATTAAATTATAAATGTCTATTTGATATTGATCATCATAATGATATTTGAAATATTCTTGTGCGGCCTTGAGACTGGGATTTCTAAATGAAGACCTATCGAGCAGATCATTTAAAATCAAATCACAATCTTTATGCAGCCCTTGTTTATGTATGGGATGTTGCGGGGTATGCAGTCGACTGGGACTGGTATGACTCACAATCACCATGTCAAAACTTGCAACATGCTGAGATTCGATTTGTTTTAGAATCTTGTATTCTCCTATGCCCGCCTGTGCTAGATTAACCACATTGTATTTTGCAGCGAGCAGTGTAGGCCAACCCAACTCGGCATTCGGCCATACAGTAGCAAAACTGTCTCCCGCAATCAATATTTTCATTGTGTCTTTAACCAGGGCAGATATTTATCCGAGATATACTTGTGATATTCACGATTATAATGTTCGTTGTCTTCTAGATAGAATTTTGTATGGTCTATTAGTTTGTCAGCGAGATAGGCTTCGACTGTCTTAGTAGCAATCACAGTATTATTTAATTTTCCATAGTATTCAAAATTACTAGGAAATTTTAATCGTTCTGTAAAATTAAAAAGATAAAGTTTAGCACCGTGTTCCGCACACATGCGATCCCATACATAGACATCTAGTAAAAAATCACGTTTTTCTAAAAATGTATTAAGTTCAAAAAATAACTTAACTTCCATATAGGTGTTTTTACGAAGATTTGGTGATGCCAGTCCTTTGCCCATGTCAATATCTAGCCCGGGAAAATTACTGTAGTCTTTATCGCGTGATTTCTGAAATAGTTGTATTTTTTCATTTTGTATAGTTTGATCACAATACCTATCAACGACACCATCGGACGCACTCATCTTTTCGGTAAAGTAGTCAATGGGTATAACTTCGTCAGACAACTCACCGTCAAAAGCCAGTCTAAATCTATTGAATGGTGCTAGACATATAAACACTTCGTCTATATCATCATATTTTTTAAACATGTTAGCTAGCCAATCAGTGTAGACTCGATTACAAACACCTGCCATTGCATATATAGCTACAGGTTTGTTATTATCTTCTCCGTAGATTTCTGCATAGTTGTTGTCGTTCCAATAAGAATAACTACCCGGCCCTACTTTAGTCGGGTGACTCCAGTAGCCACAAGTTTGACTATCACCTATGAATAAAGCTCTGCTCATTTTTTATAATTTCCTTTTTCTGGAATAACATGTCTAACCCCGCCTCGAGGATCTTCCATGTCTCCTTTGCGTCTCGGGATCAAATGGATATGTGGATACATGACTGTTTGTCCTGCGGCCTCACCCCAATTGATTCCAATATTAAATCCATCCCACTCACCTTTCTCTACCATATCTTTGCCGTGTGTTAGTGCATCACTAAAGCAGTCGACAATCACTCCATCGGCTGCATACTGCGGCACAAACAACAAATGACCTTCGGATACAGGGTACTTATCTTTAAAGACTTTAACATGGAAGTCTTCCCGGACCAAGTCCTTCCACGGAGCAATACCTTCCTTCTCTGCATCTGCTAGTATGTAATCTTCTTTTTTCATTTTGTCCACCACTCTTCAAAGGGAAATTCAATCCATACAGGATTTTCTGCTTTGTTGATTTCTTCCCCAACATAGTCCATTTTGACCTTAGACTCGCTGGCAAGGTTATCGAATATTGTGGCAAACTTTACATTTTGATTCCATATTTGATCAAGCCATCTTTCGTCATCGGGTAAACATCCAGATTGCCAATCGTTTAAAATCCAGTTAATAGTTGCACCTGTATCGTTGATATCGTCTACTACCAGTATATTCTTTTTTCCACCGCCTGACACCATAAGGTCGTATATAGGATAACCGAATGCATCTTCAGACATCCAAAGATTGCTTTCAGTGGCATGATCACCGCCGTTGTCACGTAGACTTACTTTCAGTGTTTCGCAGGGAATATTAAAATACTGACTGATCATGACAGCAGGCAATAGCCCGCCTCGGGTAATGCCTACTACGTAATCTGGGCGCCATTTATTTAGAGAAATATCTCTACAAATCTTTGCCACTAGACCTTGAAACTCTGCCCAACTTACTTTACGCTTTTCCATGACGCTCCTTAAGATACTGCTCGTGTTGAATCCATTTGTTGTTGACTAAAAATCCCCAATCGCGTTTGTGTGGGCCGGGCATGAACAGAGTCCATGCGGCTACTCCAGGTTCAAGCTCAATACGGTGATAAGAACTAGGACTACAAATACGGAAATGCCCAGGCCCTCTCCAAAAACGTGTCTCATCAATTTTTTCGCCCTCTGAATTAAATTCAGGAACCCATTCATAATAACCGCCTTTTAAAATTAGAGTGGCGTAAGGCCACGGATGATCATGTACATCATCGGGATCACCTTTTAGGAATTTATGCAAGAATATGTTAAATGGGAAATGTGTTCGATCTTTTAGAAACAGATAGTAGCGTTCGAGATAAGGTTCGTCACAAACACGATCCATAATAATACGTTTACGACCAACTCGTTCAAGCAATTTCAAAAACATTGAATACCTCTTTTTCTAGATAGCGTTTCAGCTCTTTATCTGCAGGCTGAACAGAATAGTTCTTTTTAAAAAAGATTTCATAACTATCCGATCCATATTTTCCTATGCCATATAACATTGTAGCATCATTTCCGTCCCAAGTCAAATAATCTTGGCTCATTTTAATTAAACGAGTATATCGAACGTTGACCATGCCCAAAGGTTTGATTATACTTTTAACAAACTCTTTGTCAGCATTTAATAACGCATGTGGGGTGGGAAACCAATATAGAAATTCCGGCAATGTTGTTTTTACTGGTTTTCTACCGGTTTGATTTAGCATGATTACTCCAACCATGTGTTCCCAAGAATTGGAAATCTGTTGTTGGACCATAAGATCGTCTTTTAGAGCCTGTATCATCTTTTTGGTATCCCTTGGGGTGGCTTAGGTAGTTGCGGTAAGTTTTTCCAATGTTCTACCCATTTCTGTTGATCTTCTAATTGGCGTTGCTGTGCTTCGTTCATCCTGCGTATTTCGTTGACGTGTTCTTTCTGATCGTGCTGTGACTGTGCTACTTTATCAATCTTTTGATCCATATAGTTCATTCTCTGTTCCATAAGACCTAATCGATACTTGAAATATTCTACATCTTGTCCTCGACTGGTTAGGAAAGCATATAGAACTAACACTACTGCAGCCAAAACGAAACTCAGCATCATAAAGACGCTGATTTTTTCTTCTGACGGAAGTTCAGCCCATAGTTTAAATGGATTCATACATTAGTTTTTATTTTTAATTATTCTACTGCTTCACCAAACCAATCATCAACCTGTCTTTCAGCTTCTTCCTGTGTCATGGCATGTACAAATATTCTTGCAGGTTCGCCCTGAGTGTGTTGAATATTGAATTTGATCACACCTGCGGGAATTAAATTCCAATCACGTTCTACTACAAACTCCTGCATATTTTTTGCACGGGTAATTAAATTATCGGCCAGTTCTTTTGCTGTAGTCATGATGTTATTCCTCTGGCTTAGGATTATCTACGCTCCAAGGCCAAGATGTGTTTGGATCAGGCCTGGGTTTAAGTTTAATGTTTTCTTCAATGACTGTGCCGTCATCGTCGCACAGGTCTACTTGATATGGTGCAATGATATGTACCGCAGTGTCTTCTTCCTGCCAACTGTGCTCACCGTCAAACAGCCATCCAGCTCCGCCTTCATAGTAAGCTTCTCGAATGGCCTCTTGTTCTTCATCGTCGATGTCATCGCTGAATTCAATTTCAATGCTACAGCTATCATCAAACTCACAACCCCAGCCGCAATCTGCTCGAGCATAAGCAACATCATCGCCTTCCCAAGGAAGATTACAGTCTAAGTCGCCTTCTACAAATCCTTGACCCCAGCGATATGTTTCGTCAATATTAAACCAGCCAACACTACCGTCTGGATTATTACGATACATTTCTACATGATAGACAATACTTTTTTTATGCAAGGGTTTAATTACATATACTTGACTCATAATATTCCTTATCGTGGTGCAAACTCTTGTTGTAGTTTGATGTTATCAAAAAACTCTTTCTTTGTGTGAGGATCATCTTTAAACGAACCTTTAAGTACTGTAGTCTGTGTTAGACTAGAATGTGCCATGATGCCACGATTCTCACAGCAACCATGTGTGGCCTGTATATAGACTGCTACATTGTTGCTATCAGTTGCCTTGCTAATTTCTCGAGCAATGTCGTTACATAGTTCTTCTTGTAGTGTACCACGACGAGCACACCATTGTGCTATTCTTGTGTACTTTGACAAGCCGATAAGTTTTTGTGCGGCGATGACACCGATATACGCGACGCCAGCCACAGGCTGGTGATGGTGACTGCACATGCTACGAAGCTCACTGCGAACAACCAACATACCCTCATATCTATCCTCGCTATCGTTGGGAAAAGCAGTACAATCTGGAGCGGCTTGGTATCTGCCTTCCATAATTTCATTAAAGTACATTTTAGCCAGTCGACGGGCTGTACCTTTACTGTTAGGATCGTTTTCTCTATCAATAAGCAAACTATCTAGCACTTGTTCAAATGCAGGTGTTGCTTCGTCAATTAATTTTTCTAAGTCACCTTCGTGTAAGTAATCGCTGATGTTATCGCCAGCCCAAAAGCGTTTACCTTCACGACGCATCTTAAAGCGGATATGATCACCTAGATAGGCTTCTGAATATCCGCCATCGCCTGCCATTGCGTCTAGGCCTGTTTCTTTATTTGTCAATTTTATTTCTCCGAGTTAATGTCGTGGATGACATATAATATATTATTTTAACATCTCTAATAGTTTATTACAACTAAAAAAGTTTTCTTTTAGTATATCTACCTGTTTATTTAGGCTAGGTATACGAGTTCTGTAATTTTCCATATGCTCTATAATTGTTTTACAGATGTCTGGACGATGTGCGGTGTAAGCGTCAAACGATTCAGTCCATTTGCTAGGGTACTTAAATATGTCTAAGGACATTTCGCTGTAGCTCAGTCTATCGGGAACCATCGGAATAGCATCTACTATAGCACCTTCATACCAACTGATACCCAGTGTCTCTTGTAGATTGGCACTGAATACCATTTTTGCTTCACCTAACAAATTATGATATTCGTTCTTAGTAAGCTGTTGATCTTGACACACAACAAATTCATATTGAGGCAACTGATGTTTAAGATCTCTAAAGATTTCAACCTGTTTCTCAGGTGCAATACGATGCGGGAACAAGATAAGATCACGCTTAGGCATGTTTTTATACATGAGCAAGGTATCCTGCATATACTCCATGGGCCAGCCTGTGCGCACAAACTTAGAATACTCTCCGTTTAGGATTTCTTTAAGTTCTTCTTCATACCAAGGATTTTCTACAGTATGCCCATTGTTCAATAGTTCTCTATTAAACATTTCTATATGAAAGTCAGTGGCAAAGTAATTGTGGTCAAAGGCAGAAAAGAATGATTTTTCTGCATTACGCACCCACGGCTTATTGCCAACTAAACGTCCAAGAAAGTCTTGTGGATCATACGATCCAGCATGCCATAAGCCATGAGTAGTTACTGGTATACCCAACAACTCACTCATATACTTTAAGTTTATAATACCAGGATGCCAAGCGTCAGTAAACAAAAAATGATCGCCAGGCTTAACTGCTCCGGCACAAAATAAACGACCCATCTGCTCAACTTGACTAGCTTTGTATATATTAGTTCCGCCAAAGTTGAGAAATGCACCAGGAGTGGTAGCACTAGGAATGTCCGTAGGACCTGATATAATGTTGACATTGTGTCCTGCCTTTTTAAGTAAAGCAGGTACATGAGTCTTCCATTGACCCGTGTACCTGGTTTCAACAGCTTCTAGATCAACGAGAAAAATTCTGCTCATTGCGTCTGCCGGTATTGTCCCAACGAGGCTTGTTACCTAAGTATGGGCGTCTTGCTGGACGACGACTTGCTAGGTAAGACTGATACGTCACTGAATCTCTCTTATAGAGATCTGCAGGATTAAATGGTTGTAGTTCAATCCTACACCAATCTAGATATGCATCTAGATCATCAAAGATCCGAACAACGTCGGGGCGATTTTCAAAATATGCATAATCTTTATAATTACGAGCCATTATAGCTTTCCTTTTAGTACTTAATAAATGAACCATTTTCTCCGTCTTCGGAGACCTCAATCCAAACCTCACGGTTGGGATACTTTGCAGAGATAGCGTCAAACAAATCGCCTGACATCATCTCACAACTCTTATAATCTAAACTTAGTGTAGCATCTTTATAAAGATTTAGCAACCATCGTTTGAATTGAATAAACTCAATATCGCGATCATCGTGTGTAACACCAATCCACACTTTAAAGTGGAAGATGTGACGATGAGGATAGCCTAGAAAACTTACATCATATTCATCACCGGTTGCCAAGTTGGGATCTGTAAGTGCGGCTGGATATTTGTGCATACCTTCTTTGTTAAAGGTAACCCAAATCATTTTGTTAGGTCTGATGTCTTGTTTGATAATCATACTGATAACAGTCCTTCACACAGCGTTTTAATTTCTTCTCTAGTCATGTGAAAATTGTAGGCACTGGATTCAGTGATATTTTTTTCAGTGTCTAAACATTCTTGAATGATATCTATTGCAAACAGTCCTTGTGGACTTATGCTTTCCCAACTTTCAACACGAACTCTGTATGCATCAGTTTCTTTTATCGTGACTTTTTTTACATCTAGATTAGGATGTTTCATCGCAGTTGCTCCATAGTAATAATTTTTGATAATTCTTGACCGAGATCTTTGTCTTCAGTGACCACGTATAGACTGTGACGATTCTCATCTTTCTTTTGGTCGTACTTAGTTGTCTCTACAATAGTACCACCGCTAGCACCATAAACTTGTAAACGGAAACCTTGAGAATGTAGGTCAACGCCGTCGCAATCCTCAGCGTATACTAGCTCGGCGTCGTCATTGTCTTTCATTAGCCAGTTTCTAATTCGTTCTCTAATTGATAATTTCATAGGTTTTTGATGTATATATTGTCTTGCACGATTTACTTGATTAGAGCCGGTCATTCGCGGAACCCGTCTCTGCTTTGCTGTTGATGCTACTGCGTAACCACCACTCATTTTATAATCTCATCTTTGCCATATTGATCCCAACTGGTAAACTTATCTCTACCAAGTAGGTCATGGAGGTTGTGGCACCACACTCCAGGATTTGTTGCCTTAAAATCTTTGTCGTCTATCTTTATTGTAGCATTATATCCCAGCTGTTGTAAATAGGGCAGTTTAACCGAAATTTGCGGAATAAACTGCTGTTTCTCAACAAGCCCGCTTTCAAGAAGTCCTTCAACTTCACTGACATCTAGATCTAGTGTACACCAGTAGCCCTCTTCCAAGCAGACATAGATCATGTCTTCCCACATGCGCCAATTGTGTGCATCATTAACGCCATCGGTTTTAAAACTTTGATTAGCACCAAAATAGATATGTGTGCAATCATTGTTCTTGGCCATAGTGGTAATAATTTGATCGTCATGCACTCCTACAACAAACAGTGTTTTCATACCATATGCAGGAGTCTTTTCAATCTCAATGCCTGTAAAAAACTCTATAGAAGCTTCTATGCCTGTGGAATAATTTCTTTTCATTTTATGATTTTAAAAAATTTAAGTAGATTAAGAAAACGTGCCTTGTAGGGATCGTTTATAATTTGTTCTGTGAGACTAGGCAGATGCGGGCATCGACCTTGATTCCAAGAACAAGTTTCTGAAATAGCTTGACCACAGGTTGTACATTTCATTGTTCACTGCCTTCTTTGAGAAGTTTTTTAAATTCGTATTCATCAGCTGCCTTTTTACGTGCTAGTTCACGTGCTTCTTCGCAAGGATCACAGTAAGTATGGATCCAACCGCCGCCTCGGCTTTTACCAATATTGCCACATTCCTCACAGGTACATCCACTCATGCTTTCTGCCATACGTACCATACCGTCAATGATATCATCTCCACCTGTATAGTAAAAACGCAGTGTGCCAAACTTTTCCTTAACCTGATCTAGTGTTACCTGCGCAACTTGTTTGTATTGCTTGTAGCCTTTGTCAAAATTTTGATTATTCCAATCAATGTGATGTTGGATATTGCTCATAAGCTGATCTAGGATATTGAACCAGCCATCGCCACATTCAAATCCCCAGCACATACAAGTTTCTTTCATATCCTTGTTGCGATTAACCATCATCTTTGGATACTTCTCACACAACAACTTATCTAATTCTAGTCTCATTACCACGTCTCCACGCCGGATACTTCGACACGAACACTAGCAGGATAGTCTGCTATTTCTGTATCATAAATCATTGTTAATACCCTGCCAATGCCTGAACTATTTGTTTGCTCAAGAGTAAAATACTCTGTACCAACGGCTTCGCAGATAGTTTTAATCTTGTTCAATTCAAATATGTTCAGTTGGACCATGTTATACCTGTGTGTGAAGTTGTTGCTTATGCTTTAGTATAGCAATTTTATCCTTTAAGAGCAACCGTTGCTTCTTCAATTCTTCGAGTTTTAGGTCTTCAAACAGGCCTGTTCTTTCCAAAGTGTCAACTTGTTTGTCCAAAGCATGATGTGCTTCTTCCAAATGTTTAATTCTCTGTTCGTACATAAATTATGCTCCTTGAACAATTTCTTCCAATGCACGTAGCTCATCATCATCTTGTTGATCAAATTCTTCTTCTTTAACCTTCTTGGCATCGCCCCAATCAAACAGATCTTTATTGCCATAGGCAACTGGTCCGCCTTGTAGTCGAGCACCTTCTAGACTGGTCAAGAATTGATTGGCATTGTCTATTAATGTAAATGCTTCAGATTTAGTTTTAGTATTGAATAATTCTTCAATGAATGTGGCAAAGTAAAGAATCTTACGTGGAACCCATTCGCTGAATTCAATTTCTTTCTTGCCTTCAACACCCCACATGCGCCAGTCTGGCTTATGTTTAGCACATTCAATATCCATCAATTGTTGAGCACGTTGTACTGCCTTGATATGACATTCAACATTATGGCCCATCATTAGTGCATAGCTAAAACTATCCCAAGAAGTTTTACCTTCTTTGTTAATCTTATTAAGCATCCCGGGCTTGTACCAACATATATCACCTATTGATAATCTACTTCCGATTTCACTTTCGAATGGGAAGGGGATGTCAAAATTCTGGCTAAGGGTTTTTGTGTCTGGGGCTTTGTCCATAATAACACTCCAACGCTTGTTGGTGTGCTGGGCGTTGGTGTAGACAAGTCCGTGTGCTGTTGCAATGAACGGTGAGGCGCAATCAAAAGAGATGGTAAAGTTTTCATTTATGTGCTTTTTAATTTGACGTTGAATTAATGTAAGATAACACGACCAGTCAAGTTGTGCTGTGCCCAAGAAGTGCATCCAGTCCTTGCCTTCTAAGAGACCTTCGTCTCTCAATGTTATCAACCGTTTTAGTGTAATGGGCATCTTGCACATATTAGCGCCTCCCATAGCCCAACCTTCTGCTTCCTTACCGGCATATTTGCCTTTAGGATCACTAAACTCTTTCACACCGTTGTACCACTTCTCGGCAGTATCCCAGTCCCCACCTTGGAGCACGTTCAGCCACTTGGTCTGGCCTAGACGATTTTGCAAGAAGTAATCGTTATTGAATCGTGTCTTTTCTAGACAATCTTCAAATGTTTTCAATCCAGTCTTGGGACTGTGAATGTGATCACATGCCCATGTTGGAACGTCTAGCATCATGGACCAATCAGCAGTTAGTTCAAGCCACTCTAAAATATTTTGTCGTGTCTTGTTTGCAGCGGGGCCTTCGAAGTTGAGCCAATCAAACTTTAACACACCCTTACCAATTTGGTATCCACCGGAGTCTCCCAAGATCATTGTGTTAGCACGATCTCTCTGTTGAATCATCGACTCCTGTGTCATGCTCTTATTCAAATCTAATTGTGCATGACCTGCTGAATATAAAGCATACTTGTAGGTAAAGTAGCCTTGTTCGGGATTTAAAAAGTTCATACCTTCAATGCCACGATCGAATCCTGCAGGAATACGATCGTTGGGTACAAATTCTTCTAATCGCTGTTTAGCAACGTAGGTACTATAAAAAGAACTAATAGCAGGTAAGTATACCGCATAGTCTTTTTGTAGTGGAGTTAAATTGACTGGTTCTTTCATATTAGGCCGCTTGTGCTGGAATGATATATTTGTATGATGCTAGGCCGCTGTCAAGAGTAATTTGAATAGCACCTTCATTGCTCAACGACATCTTGGTGTTGTTGACATCTGCAATCTTAAGAATACTCAAGATTGGCATAACAGGCCAAGTCCAACCACGATCAAGTTTGCCTACAACGTTTTGTGCAAATATAAACTCACCTGCGTGTGTTGATGCATCACCAAAGATAAACTTTAGGTTGCCACCGTCTGTCTTTGCCAAGAATGTTGGATGTTCGTTATGAGCACCTGCTTGGAAGTTAAAACGTTGAACTGCGGATACAGTTGGCTCTAGTTCTACATCCCACTTAACTCCACGGAACTTGACAGTCTTCATCTTTTCGTTGATAATTTCAGCATTCATAAAACGATAGTCGTTTTTAAAATCGCCGTCTTTGTTTTCAAAGTGTAAGCCTGTTGGAATTGTTTCACCATTGCGATCTGCTGTGGTAATAGAAATTTTAGCATTTTCTTTGTATTCAGCACCATCTAACAAATATTTTAATTTGTTTAATTGTGGCATGCCAAACACACCAATCATGTCTGGGTACGGATTAGCAGTTTCTGCCTCCATAATCACTGAACGGTCATCGGCCATTGAGTTGATAGTTGTGCCTTTGTCTGTGCCTGTGACTTTAACTGTGGTTAAGAAGCCTAGGTTTTGTGTGTGTGACACGATGTCTTGTAAAATATCTTTCATTGAAAGTTCTCCTGTATATTAAGATTATATTTAGATCTAGAGTAAAAAGCAACCGCAATTTACTCAAAGTCAAACAATTTTGCGAATGTATTATCACTGCGAGTTGAACTGATGTCCCATTCCAAAACACCAATCAAGTTTTCTAACTTTTCATCGATAACTGCATTTTCCATTTCAGCATCGTTGAAAGGCAAGTCCTTAAACCATTGAGGTAGTCTAAGTTCATCTACGGGGTAGGCTACTGATGTATACCCCATTGGATTATCTTTGACCTTACAAACGATCACTTTAGCACCGTCGGTAATTGCCACAGAGTATTTGTCATCCATCATACGTTTTAGTGTATTCCAGTTAAGACTTGCACGAACGTGTCCGGGCATGTTAGTCTTACCTGCTTTCTTTTCTTTAGCAGCGTACTCTGTAATGTTGTTGGCACGTTTAGGTGATCCTTTCTCCCAACCTGGTCTAGTCTTGAACTCAGTTCGAAAGTTAGTGATATATTCCAGCACATCTTCTTTGGTGCCGTTATTTAAAACCTTGGTCAAGACTTCACTTAAGAAGTCTTGGATAATCACAGGAGTATCACTGCGCTTCAGATCTAAACCCATGGCCTTGATCTTGCCCGGCTTACCGTCTACGTCTGCACGTTTGCCTTCTTTGTCATAGTAAAGCACAGCATATCGTTTCTTAGTAATGAATAAGCCACGACTGGCAACAATTTCACGACCAGCTTTAATAACTTCACCACGAGTCTTAGGACAGTGAAACGCATCCTGCATGAACTTAGGAAATGTTGAGTTTACTTCTTCACCGATGGTGTCATAGAGTTCAACAACACTTTCTTTTGTCCACGGCAGAGCTCCTCGATCTATTTCTTTCTTAAGGGTGGTGTAAGCCGAAAAATAACAAGAGTCTGTATCACCATAGATAATTGCTTTACCTGTGTGATTGTTTTCGCCGGTAATGATCTCATTGACTTTGCCAGCCATATGCTTGGCAATGGCACGACCTGTTAGCGTGGTACTTTGTCCAATACGGTTATCAAAGAAGCGGCAACCTGGATTCAAAATAGCACCATACAAACTGTTTAAGTTAATCTTCTTGACCAACTGACGCTTGTCCCAGTATTCTTCTTCAATCTTGTTGCCAGCTGCAATGCAGTCTTTGAGTTTGGCCTGCATGTCTTTACGTTCTGCATACCAACGCTTGAGCAAGCCCGGAATAATACCTTCTTTTTCATAAGTGAAAATAGTTCCGTTGGCACTAACCATCCACGGCTGATTACTTTCAAAGATTAGATCATAGGCCTGAGCAGCACTTAGTGTATCAGAGCCACCGTCTTCCCAGTCAATAACGATTTCACGACCAACATTTTTTTCTAGTACGGCTGCATATTCTAATGAACCAAAGATGCCTTCCCATGCTGATGCAAAACTTTTGCCTTTGGCAATCTCACCGTCAATGAATGCCTTGGTGCCATCTTGACGCAACTGCCCAATAATAGTTTCTGGACCCATGTTGAGCGCACGAATTGCTGACGGATACAGCGAGTTAATATCTAGTGAACCGATCCACTCATGAATACCTTTCTTAGGATAGGCAACATACGCACCAGCAGCCTGATTACTAAAGCCTTCTTCACGAGATATTCTATTAGGAACAATCATTCCACGCTTGTGAGCTTCGTTAATAATGGCCTGCTCAGTAACAGCTACCGCACCCATTGTGGTCTGCAACAATACAGTACATTCATGTGCCAGGGTGTTAGCAAGATCCAAGAACTTTAGCTTCTTGTCTAGTTTTTCTAACAGCATACAGTCTTGTCTGTTGTATTCGATAAATCTACGGAAATCGTTGTTGTACAATTGATCCAGTGTGCCTTCGTACACAGTCTTGTTTTCACCGATCTCCATCTCTCCAATAGCATCCAGTCGATAGGTATGGCGTTCTTCGTATGTGTACTTGCGATATAGTTCAAGACTGTCTAGGTGTACACGGCCAATTAGATCGTATGTGACAGCGGCCTTGCCGTATTTTTCATACTCTCGTTTCTTGGGGAATTGATCCCACAAGCAGAATCTGCGTGTGTCCTCTTTGCTCAAAACTTTGGTCACACGATTAACTGTGTAAGGAATATCAAAGCCTTCCGAATTCCAACCACTTAGCACATCTGCATCTTGAATTAGATCCAAGAACATGTCTAACATATCTGCTTCGTTATCAAACAAATACGTGTTAGGAAACTCTTCAACCTGACGCTTTGCTTCTTCCATACTTAATGTCTTGGGAGGAATTGCCAAACAGACCATAGTCTGCATCCATTGTAGGTAAACAGCGATTGCAGTAATAGGCATGAACGCATCTTCTGGACTTGCGTAGCCACGTTCTGGATCAAAGTCTACTTCAATATCGAAGAACGCTACATTTAGCTTAGGTGCATCAACATTAAGGTAATTGTCTTCTAGACAACGGTAAATGGGATTGATATCGCTTTCAAACAGTTTTTTGTTTGAATGAATTGCAAGTTCTTTACGATGTTCTTTGACATTTTTAGAACTTACTCGTGAAAGAGGTTGTCCAAAAATACTTGTAAATTTACCCTTGGCATCCGGGTAATAAAATATATGACGGGCAGGATATTCTTTATAATGTCGTTCGCCTTTATCATTGCGTTCAACAACATTGATCATATCCTGCTCTCTATTATAGAAAGCGTCTACGTAACTCAAATTTTTCTCCTATGTCTTTTGTGGCAGACAAATACCAGTGTGCGGTTTATGGCCCAGCCTACCTTCTTACTTTATTTAATTAATTAGCATTCTTGCTAGACCAACACTGTCTATTGTGGTAAGCAAGATGTAGTTAGCCAACATGCCAAAAGATTTCCTAGTCCAACTAGCCCAAGCATACATAGCACAACCAAGGATCCATATGGGATAAAGAGTAAGTAGCGGAGGTGTAGGGACTGTAAGCGCCATAGTAATGGAGCAGCCAATACTAATAGCCCAAGCAAGCAACTCAATAACAAAGCGAATTCTGTTAGACTTAAAGTCATCTTTTATCCACTGTATTGTCGGTGCAAAAATTGTGTCTATCATTCAGGCAGACGTTTAGTTACGCCAAGAATCATTTCAATGTCATTCCATTCTTGTTCGTGATCTTTCCAATTGTCTTTGTGTGCAATGGTAATTGCTTTGTTAATAACTGATGGTTTGATTTGCAATTCTTCTGCAACAGCTTTAACAGTTTCCTTAAGACCTTCTTTGAGATCTTCTACTTCACGTAACACATTGCCACCTTCGTTGATAAGACGTTCTAGTTTGGCTTTTTCTTCGGGACCGTACATTCTCGTTGACATAATTTTCTCCTATATAGCTATTATATAGTCAAAGAAAAAGCCGGTCAACTAAATTGCCGGCTTTTGAGTACGATTGGTTGAATTACTTTTGATCTTCGCTTAGTACATCGTACATTTCGAATACACCACCCATACGCTCGTATACCATGCCTGCATATACATCGGCTTTTATACCTTCACCAATTTTTTGTTTAGCAACACGTTGAGCCCATGCAAACAATTCTTGATCAACTGCATCAATTTGTTGTTGGCCGCCACTTTCTTGCACAAGTTTGATCATGTCTTTGAATGATAGAATGTTTTCAATTGACTCTTTAACAGTCTTCTTTTTACCAAAGAATTTTTCTTGAGCAGCACTCATTCCCTTTTTGCCGTCTTTCTTGTCGCCACCTTTGTCAGCAACTGCTTTCTTCATTGGCTCTTTTTTGTCGCCGTCTTTGTCCATATCTAAGAAGTCAGGCTTAGCACCTTCGTCCATGATCTTGGCCATTTTCTTTTTCTTATCTTCTTTTTTCTTCTTAGCTTCGGCTTCGCTTTCTTCTTTCTTAGCCTCAACCATCTTCATAAACTTAGATTTAAATTCTGGCTCAATCGATTCTTTTTTAGTGTTATCGAATTTCTTGCCGCCTTCCATACCCCAAGTGCCGGTCTTAGATTTTTTCTGTTCTGGAGCATCTTTCTTTTCGCTAGCAGATTTAGACTTAGCACCCGATTTTGGTTCTGAGTGCTCTTCGTCGCTGTATCTACCTGGATTTTCTGTATGCTTAGTAACACCTTTCTTGGAACGATCAATAGTTCCACCAGTAGAAGATTTTTCTTCTTTGACTTTTTCATTTTTCTTTTCTTCGTCTGCTTTTTTCTTGGCTTCAGCTACATATGTAGACCGTCCACTTAGTACACGTAATTGTGCATCTTCGTTTAGTTGAACAGCTTTGTCCAATACTGGTGCAGCCGGTGTCTGTGGAGGAGCTTCCATGCTGTCTAGTTTGCTGATGATTGATTTAAAATCCATTTTTATCTTCCTTGATATTTTATTTCTAGCCACTGCTCGCACAGATTGCTTTTAATTTCGTACTGCACTGATTCTTCAAATTCTCTAGGACCCTGATTAACGGCACCGTGTGCTTGAGATTCGTAATCCATCTTCTCGTGAACAGAATTTAAATGATCGTTGGCCACAGAGATATAACTGCTGATCCAACCATCTAAATTATCGCCTTCTTTAATCATACGATAAACAGCCATTGCATTCTTAGCTATTTGAGCTAGCTCTGCTTTTGCCATACTTGCTTCGTGATCGTGTTTTTTAAAGTCCATACTGTATTTATCTTCTTAATATATTTTCGCGAGGCTTCTTAGTCTTGGTTTTTTTAGCAGATTTCTGCTGATAACTGCCCCCAAAAAGAGTACCTACATTTGTTCCAGACCCGCCTTTAATAACAGTAGCAACATCTCCTGCACCTATACCTGACGCTGTCTCGAACAATTCTTTTATTTTCATACTATGTTATTTATAATTAAGAAGAGCCACCGCCAACTAGATCACCTTGTTTAGCCGGCTTATTTGCCTTAGGACCTTTGTTGCGCCACTGACCTGCTGGGCCTTCTTTGTGCCCAACTTTTGCTCCGGCAAATGGAATCTTGCGTTTTTCAGAAACAAATTCGTGGGCTCTCATTTCTTTTTAGCCCTTCCAGCTTTCATGTTGGCCAGCCAGTGTGCTAGTTGCCCTTTGCGCCCACCTTGTTTGGCAGTTTTACGTAGGGAACTCACTGATGCTTTAGTGTTGATGCCGTGACGTTTGCTGTCGCCTTTGTCTTGCGGATTCTTTCCATCAGCAAAGTTTTCAGCCAACTGATTCAATTTTCTGTAATAATCTCCCCCTATGCTCATTTTTGCTTGTTTGTATAACATCATTAATTGCGCAGATTGAGATCTGACATAAGGGGTACTAGGAAGTGAGGACATTTTTTCTATGGCCAATCTCATGGCCTCAACTCCTGAATCAGCATCGATGGCCAATTTATCTTTTATTATTTGTTGTACATCTTTATCTGTAATTTTTAATTCTGTTACAACATCTTCGCCAAACTCTTGTCCCTGTAGTTTAACACCTACAATATCCTGCACCAGTTTCCAAGCTAGACCCTTCTTACCTTTTTCTAGCAGTTGCTTGAACATAGTTTTTTGTTCTTCGTCGGCCATGTTAAAGAACTTGGCCAGCTCCATCATGCCAATGTTACCAGGATATGAAGCTTCGTGATTTATGCTTTCGCCGCCGCCATCACCGCCGCTTCCACTACTATCTCCGCTATAGCCAGCATAGTATCCATAGCCGCCGTAAGGTCCAGGACCGTAAGCAGCCCAACTAGGCCTACGCTTACGCTTCTTTCGTTCGGTGATGAATTCACTTGCTCGCATCAGCAGTTCCAACGGCGCCTTGCTTTACAAATTGCTTTGTCTGGAGTCTTGGCACAACTAATGCTGTGCATTTTCATCTGTCCACGGCTGCGTGAACAATAGCTCTTTCTACGCTTTGATGCCTTACCGCCTTTCTTCAACTTGCTGGGTTTGGTAGTCACAGCGGTCTTTAACTTTGAACCTGGATTCTCTCTACGATAAGCCTTAACCGCTTTGCGACTCATACCATCGGTCTTGTCTCGCTTGTTGGCCTTTTGCCAGTCTTCGTTAACCGGTTGAGTGACAGCAAAAACATACAACTCATCATCTGTAAGCATTGATAGATCTTCCCATACAAGTTCAGCGTCAACTGCATGTTGATCTGCAATGTACTCAATTATTTCTTCAATCATGTCAAACTCTTCAGCAAGCTCTACACTTTCATTTTTATGAGCTTTGCTGTA